ATAATCTCATCAACAGCAAATGTTTTGTCAAAAGTAACTGTTCCAGAAGTAGTATTCGCCATGCGCTACCTCCTAATATAGCTTCTTAAATTCTGCTATTACCGTATACATGTTTCCAGCATCTGCGGCACCTGCAACTACAAGATTAACATCACTCTGGTTACTGTTGGCTGATTTGTCAGTTTTTAATCCACCGAATTCTCTAAAATCCCAATAGCCTGTTCCCGTTAAACCTAAAACTGGAATGTCACCATTGTTATCTTCTTCATCCATACGAATATAAGCATCTCCGCCATCTCCAGTATCACTAGAAAACCATACTCTTTGTAATACTAAGTGTAGACAAGATGCCCCATTCTCATTTTTTTCCATTGCTGAAACATCGCCAAAAACTGTTGTTCCACCATTTCCGTCTGATTGATTTACATACTTGATAACTACCCTTGCATCATTTTGTTGCATGATAGTTGGTCCTGTTACTGTATCTGCCATAATCCCTCCTTAATTAAGATTACTAGATGGGGCCGAAGCCCCATCATAATTTATTTTATTACAGATTCATCCAAACTAATGAATACTCTGTAGTTGCACTAACACACATAACTTTTCCAATTGCTTGGCTTTCCGTCTCTACATCAGCATCCAATGGCTCAACTGCGCCTGCAGTTGTGTCCGATTGTACGCATGGTGCTGTTAGCACAAGAGTACCAGAAGTTAATAATGCAGCTGGTCCTTGAGTTTGAAACCAACCAAAATAGTCAGCTGTCATATCAACTGTTGTTGCACCAACACATGCACCTGTACCTGTAGCGGGAGCTACAATAAGATTTCTGTATGCGTTAGGCATTAAAGTTAACTGAGAACTAGTTGTTAACGCTGTTTTTAGATCATCATAACAAGTAATAATAACACTTGGATCATCTGAGTGATCGTGAGCGGGGTTAGACTTAACTCTTAAACATTGTCCTTCACCATTCACATCATTAACAAATAGATAACCTTCAGCATATTGATTAGCTGTAAGATCTGTGTCTCCAGCTGTTTCAATAGATATTGCTGTTTCACCAGCTGCAACTACTGCAGTAGCAGCACAGTTAGTGTGGTTAGCAACTTCTGTTACGTGTTGTACGAGTTTTCCAGCAGTAATCGCTGAGCCACCGCATTCTCCATATCTAAACTCTCTATCGTTGTAAATCAATTTACTTCCTAATGGAAATAATTGAGTTGAACTTTCAGCGAATGGATCTACAGTTGCTGCAGAACTACTACCTTTACCGATCATTAAATCAGTAGGTGCGTAACCAGATGCAGCTGTGTATTTCCAGTGTGCTCCATTTACGGTTATTGCTTGCCCTGATGAATTAACACTAAATTTATCAGTGTATACACCAGTTGAAGCTGCTTGTGTGGAAACTTTAAGACCAGATTCTGCTCTTACCGTTCCCTTAAACGTTGTATTTGCCATAATTATATCCTCCTAGTTTGCGAATGTAGTCTCTAGGCCGTCGACTATACTGCGTCTACATTCTAAATTAATTGTATAGTAATTTTTTATAGCTTAATTTTGCGTATAGCGCAAGTTATCCCTACAGAAATGTGTGATTTTTGACAGCGCTTAAGTGGCTATCGAAACTTCGGGCTTGGAATCGTGTACTTTAATTTGAATAGTATCTTCTTCAAATTCTTTGGCAACAATATTTTTGATAACTTCCTGTATTTTCTTATTAATTTCAATCATACGGATGTTATGCTTGCCATCTTTAAGATGCTCCTGTTGCCATTCTAACTCCAAGGACTTCTTCATATTGTACAGGTCTTGGGTCATTTATAACCTCCTCATAGGTTATCCATTTAAGATGTTTTCCTGAAAATCCATCTTTTTCGAACTTTACCTCATTTTTTCCCAGTTTGTCAAGGATTGAATTCTCGATACCTTGAGGAGTATCTTCACCTGTGACTTTAAAGTCAGCATAATAACCGTGGTATCGAATTTGAATTCTGAAGTTTTTCATAGTGAATTTCTTACTGTATTAACGAAATGAGGCGGTTTTGAGGCCGCCTCATTAATTTGTTTTAGTTGCTATTACGCACCTGGTGATCCGAAGACACCACGCCAGTCAGACCAGCCGAAGCTGTATCTTTCTCTAGCTTTGTATCTAACGTTACCAGTTTCAAAATCGCCTTCCATAGCAGTTTTGATTGGTGCTCTAACAAAGTGTTTTAGTCCATTTGGTACATCTGTTTTAATGAACCATGCGTCTGTATCTGTTAAATAGTGATTAACCACATAACCTTGTGGAATCACATTCATAGATACAACAGCACTGATGTCATTATCAGCTGTTCCAGTTCTACCGACAGATTTTAACAATCTTTCAGCAGTAAATTGTAGCGCCGAAGGAACAATCATTTTTCTTCCTTGAGCTGCAATTTTTAAACCTCTTTCATCAGTTAGCGCAGCAATGTCAATCATTGCTTGCTCTAATGAAGTTTCGTTTAAGTCTGCTGCAGTTGATAGTTCATTTTGTTCTGTACCAGACACAATTACGTGTGCAGTAGAAAACAGTTCTAAACCATCTCCGCCAGTGTACGAACTATTAAATCCTCTGTTGAGAACGTTCGCTGCTTTAACTTGTTTAGCATTAGCCATTGAACGTGCTAGTGCTTTTGTATAACGAGACGCGAGTCTGTCATACAGATTGTCTTCAATCGCTTCTTCAGTAATTGAAAACGCTAAAGCAAGCGTTTCATGCGTATAACGAGCTGTAAACGTTTCTTGTGCAGCGTCATAATTGACTGCTGAACCTTCCGGTTTAACTCCAGCATTCGCGAATCCTGATAACATTACTTCTTCTTCAAAAGCTCTGTCTGAATTTTCAGTATCGAAAACTTGTGAGTGCTCGTTAGCGTAGTTTTTGTACTCCAGGCCAAATAGTGCATTTAAACCTGGCTCTAGTTCTTTAACTAGTTGTGCTCTTGATATAGCCATTATTTTATACTCCTATAGTCCTGTTATTAAGTTATATTTATGTTCCCCAGTATTCGCAACTACATAGGCGTTAGAATTTGCCGCTGTTAAGTCTTGATTATCGGGATCTTTAGAAGTTCCAATTTGAGTGAACGTACCAGTAGCTGTAGTTGTATAAGTAGTAGAATCAATTTCCGCACTAGATTGTCCGTTAATTGTACTTCCGCTCGTACCTACGTGATCGTGATTCGCATGGTTGTTATTCGCAACCGTAGCGGTGCCATCATGTTGGCCTTCAAAGATGATCTGAGGATCTGCATAAACATTAGCAACTATGTCAGAAGCTGTAATGCTTCCTGGATAGTATGCTTTCCATGTTGGTTTACTTGTAGTTGGATCTGTATAGAAACAACCGTTAAACACTCCAAGGTGTTGGACTGCACTAACAGTGCCTAAAGTGATCTGACCACCAGTAACCGCCATGACAGGGGAACCGGTATAAATTACCTTTGTAAGACCAGAAGCAATTAAATATTCTTCTGTTCTAGGTGTTCCGCCTGATAAATGCCTTACAGCTCTAAAGCCGAAGGCAGCGTCTTGATTTGCCATGTTTATCTCCTTAGTTAATAAAATTTCGTTGGATAAGAATCGCTAATAAATTAGTCTTTCTTAGTACCACCGAAGGTTACACGGGACTGCCTCTCAGCATTGATCGGCATTCCTGGGTGCTGTTCCTTCATAAGATCGCTTTCAATCGCGTCGTCTTTGTCTTGAGTAATTTTTCTAAAATACTCATCGCGCGCTTTGACGATCTCTTCTGGTATCCTTGCCAGCAACAGGCCACCAACTCCGATTACCCCTTTGTATTTGCCTTCCGTCACCACTGGATATTCCGATCCTGGATATGCATCAGCTCTTACAAGCTCGTATCCTGATCTTAATCGGCCGGCTATGTTCTTTGTATCTGTAAAGCCCATAGTTTCAGCTCTTATCCACCTGTGATGAAATCCTGCAGGCGCAGGGGGTGCATCTAAAGATGATGGGGGAGTCCAAACTGCTTTACGTTTTGTCTGTTCTCTAGTCTGACTCGCACGGGAAGTTTTAATTTTTTCGTCAACCATATGCTTATACCTCCTTCATGATTTTTAATTGTTTCGCATATTCTTCAAGTGGCACACCTAATTTTTTGGCGATTGCAACTTCAGATGATGTGAGCCTGATAGTTTTGCGACTAGGATTTACACTTCGCTTCGCCGAAGCTACTGTTTGTGTTAGTTTAGTCGATTCCTGTGAATCAGTCTTACCAAATTTATGCGGGAAGTCAAGTTGCATTCGTTTATTTATTTCAGCATAGTATTCATCTGAATTAGGATCGAAGCCCTCTTCTTCCGTTAGTTTCTTATGATAATCAAAAGCTGTATAGGTCATAGCATTGTCTTTCCCGAACCATGCATTCTTTTCAGCCCATGCTTCAGCTTTTGGATCTGGTGGTGGAGTTCTTCCGACAGCATCCTGTAAAGTAGGTGTTTTTACCTCCCTTTCTTTATCCTGGGATTGTCTGTCTTTTAAAGCGTTTAACCGGACTTCTTCAATACCAAGCTGCGCAATTGACTTTTGTGCATCAACTTCAGAGTCAATATCACCACCGTCTCTTGCCTTAACAAGTTTAGCTTTAGCTGCTTCCATTCCCGCTGTTACCCTGTTTTCAAGAGCTTTTACATAATTAGGCTCTAGTTTTGAAAACTTGGTTTTTAATTGAGAATGCTCGTATTGAACACCTTTGGCATAATCTAAAGCGGCTTCTTTTTGCCGTTCCGCTTCACGCCATTTTTTTGTAAGTTTTGATATTCTCTTTTGAACACCTTCACCGTATTCATCTAATTCTTTCTTTTCTTCTACTGGTTTTTCTTCTACCTTCTCTTCTACCTTCTCTTCTACCTTTTCTTCTGTTTCTTTTTTATCTTCTTCTACAACTTCTACTTCTTTTTTTTCTTCTTCGATATTGACTTCCGCGCCTGGGCCGGTTGTATCAATATCAATTGTTTTTTCTTCTTTTGGCATAGTTTCCTCCTATGATTAATTATAATGAAGCACGGATTCAGGATCCTCAATGGTTCCTAAAACTTCATCATCGTTCAAGATGCGTACTTCACCGCCTTCGATTGGTAGTCTCGATCCTGCGTAGCGTGCAAAAATAACCCAATCACCTTTTTTGCACCACGGTCCCGTTGGAAACTTTTCTCTATCGTGATAGGCCAACGGACCCATCTTCAATACATAACCGCAGTTCGTTGCGATACGTAATTT